TTCGCGAAAAAACTATCCCAAAGTTACCCAAGATCCCAATGGTATGGGAATATCACCATTATTACTCAAGAAGAGCAAACAGACACCACTGAAGTCTTTACTCTTCTTTGTCGAAAAGACTTTACCATTCTGAAACAGGAGTTAAACTCAGTTTGGTATTCCGACAATTAGAGGATGTACGATGCGTCTAACGTGGTGCCACTCCCGACTTGCCATTGGTTCTTTCTCCCAGGAAGCCGACGCGGCGGGTTCTTGTCTCGATATTTTGGACTGCCTTACGGACCTGGAAAGGGTTGGAGTAACGCATATTATCAATTGTCGCCGGGATGCAGCTAGTGTACGATCTCTCCAAGTAGTGCGCGGAATCGCGTTACTATGGAACCCAACCGAAGACGATGGGCAACCGAAACCCCCCGAGTGGTTCGGGAAAAGTATTGATTTTGCTTTATCGGCTCTTGCTAGTCCTCGACACAAGGTGGCAGTGATCTGCTACCACGGAAATAACCGTAGTCCTTCAACAGCTTTGGCGATCCTTATAGCACAAGGTCTCCATGAACCTTGCGCCGAGAAATTGGTCTTACAAGCCCGTCCGGGAGCACAAATCCGTTACGCTGCGGACGCTCTTAGGGCCGTAGAACAACTAGGGTATTGCTAATGGTTGGCGACCGTTTAATCCGGAAACCCCCTGAGTCCCGCTACTTAGACCCGGAAGAGAGATTGGCTGGGAAGTGTATGACGTGTAGAACTATCGTCGGATGCTTCCGTAGAGAAGCCGCTCCGCCGGGTTCAGCGAAAGGGTTGGGGGCCTGGGGGGACTTGTGGAGTACAGAATGTGCAGAATGTAAGGCGAGAGTATTCTTGATGCCCGTTCTAGAGTTCCAAAAAACGGTCGGGCTAGTTCCCGAGAAAAATCCGTAGTATAACTATTAAGGATTACCAGAGGGTTCCCATGCTACTCCACCCCGCCATCTCTGAAATCGACTCCCGCAAGAGCATTATTACCGAAGCGATTCTGAAGGGACACCTCACCCCCGTCGCGGGACGTTATCTCCAACCCGGTTGGGCCTATGTTTACAAGGAAGGTCCGATCCCGTCGCTGGCCTACGCGAGTACCGGGAACGCTTTGGACCAAATGTCCGACGACGAAAATGCGATTGCCTACGTGGTCACGACCGATGACGAAGACCGCGACGGCGATATTGTGAAGCCAATGGGCGGGCATTTGACAAACTACTCCCGCAATCCTCTCGTCTTCTTCGGACACCAGGAGTGGGAAATCCCCATCGGCGTGTGTCGCTCCCCCGATGGACGGATTACCGTCTACCCCGAAGAAAACCGTATGGTGGACGTAATCCATTTCGACCGCGCCGACCCCGATGCCGATTTCGTCTATCAGAAGTGCAAGCGGAAAATCCTCAACGCTACCAGCATCGCCTTCGTGCCTATCGAAGCTTGGCGACGAGACGACGTACGTAAGGCTCGTTCCAATAACGACCAAGGCGGACAACCGGGTTGGTATTTTAACCAGTGGGACAAGACCGAAGTTTCTATTGTCGGCGTTCCGAGTAACCCCAAGGCCGTCGGGTTGGAAAAAGACCTCATGGGGGCTTGTCGCGACGTGTTCGACCGCGAGAAGTCGTTCATGTCGATGAAGCTCCAGAAAGCATGGCAACCCTACTGCGCTACCGCAAAGGGATGCTGGAACGGCTGGTGCCCGATGCCGGGAGACACCAAGGACCTGGGGAACGGCGTGGTGCTGAAGGCGGTAGAGAAAGCAGCTGGAGAGATCGGCCTCTGGAGCTATAACACAACTACTGGTTACTGGAAGCTGGAACGTATGTGTGCTGAGGACCAAGCTCAGCAGTGGTTGGAGAGGTTCCAACGGGACGAACCGAACAGGCCGTTCAAGCTTTCACGTAATAAGCCTTCTGCTAAACCACCTACTACCAAATCTGCCGATCCCGACCCGGAGATGGACCTCGCCGCTCGGGTCCAGGAGGCCGGCAAGGAACTAGAAAACCACAAGAACCCCGCGCCGATGCCGGGTTACGGCCAGATCTTCCGCGGCCCGAACAGCGAGCTGTGGTACGTCGGCGGCGACGGGGACGAGGACGGATTCAGCGATCTGGTACAGGAGAAGCTCGGTTCCCTCCTCGGCGTTACGAAGGTAACGGTAGAGGCCGAAGGCTTCCCGCCCAAGGACGAAGGTTGGGAGCAGCTGTACCCTAAACAAAAGGCGTGGTCCAAGCGGAGGAAGACGAAAGGCGCTTCCGGTTACGTTGAATACGACCAACTGAAGAACCGCAGCCGAGAGCAGCTTGTTACAACCCTACGGAACCAAGGTGACATAACGGACATGGCTAGGATCGCGGCCATGAGCAAAGAGCAAATTATTAACGCAATTCTGGAGGGTATGGGTATGCCGTCACAACAAGGTAAGTCCTCCTGCTCCTGTGACGACTGCTCTGCCGGCAAGGCATGCGGCTGTGCTAAGTCTGTAAGTAAACACTACTCGACAATGCTCGGCCAAGATTCGTTTACCTATGTCATCGACGACGAGACTCGTGAGGAGGTGGGCAAGTTTAAGACCGAGCAAGAGGCGAGGGATGCCATCCGCCGCTGGCTTGCGGAGGAGGGTCAGCAGAAGTCCGTCGAAAAGGATGACAGCGAAGATTACGACGCCGGCTACGAGCGCGGCAGACGGGAAGCGGAGGACAAGAAGCGGCAAAGCGGCAGCAGCGTCGAGCCGATGCGGGGGAAGGCAGGAGACGACGCTTACGACTTGGGGTACGAACGCGGCTGGAACTCGGTAGCGACCGCTAAGGCGAAGGCCGCCATCGAGAAGTTCGAACATCCCTACAACGGCTTCACGATTCGGACCGAGCGCGTTAGCTCTGGCTGGCACTGGAAGGTGGACGGTGTTGGCGAGTCTTCCTCGCCACTGGCCACCGAGGACCAGGCGGTGGAGGCGGCGCAGGAGGCCATCGGTAGCAAGGCGCTAAAGGTGTTGAAGGCGGCTACACAAGTAATGAAATCTCGTGTAGTTCAAAAACCCGATGGATGGTATGTTGAAGATGACAACGGTAAATTGGTAGCCGGCCCATTTGAGAACAAGATTGATGCCATCTTCGCTTCACAAGAGAAGTCAATTAAGTCCACCACCCAAGAGAAGTCACCCTTAGACAGGTGGTTCGCGGTGTTCTACCAGGGCGGGACTTCGAGCAATGTTTACACCGGAACGGTCCAAAGGCGGTCCGAGATGGAGGCTGCCGCCTACGGTAGTCAAAAGTACGGCAACAAGTTCCGAGGAGTAGCTGGACCTTTTGACTCGGCATCTCAAGCATCCAGTGCCCGTCCCGAAAGTGGTAACGATCCGCGACTTGTAAAGTCCGCCACCCAGGCTGACCTCGACTCCCCAGGCGTGCCTGGGCGGAACCCGAATCCGAGCGGGAAGGCGGGACAATCGGTTATGAAATCTCGTGTCGTTCAGAAGCCGGACGGTTGGTATGTAGAAGACGATGATGGTAAGATCGTTGCTGGCCCGTTTGAGAACAAGATAGATGCCATATTCGCTTCCCAAGGTAAATCGAAATCAAAACGCCCCAAGGGTAAATCTCTCTCTCAGTCCGACGGCCGTGTCGGCGGTTATACGGTACCACCCGGCGATCTTCAGACCGATAAGGACCAGGAGCCGCTGGAGGACACCCAGTCTCCAGCTTGGACTGCCTGCGAAATCTGCCACGGCGACGGCAACTGCGGTGGCTGTGGCGGTACGGGCGAGGTTGAAGGTAAGGCTTGCGAGGACTGCGGCGGGGCTGGCGAGTGCGCCGAGTGCGACGGGCAGGGACACGTGGAGAAGTCGCTGCAGCGGAAAGCGTGGAAAGCCCGATACCTTCTTACAACCAGTGTACCCCCTATCGGGAAGGCTGGGGACGAAATTGAAGTCTACGCTGACGGCGGGAAGGCGTCAGTAACTAACGAAACCAATCCAGGACCAATCCACCAACTGAGTAGCCAAGAGTTCTATAACCTGGAGAACCAAGGTAAGGTACGGAAAAAATCTGTCAAGCGGAAACAGCTCGATACATCTGCCGAGGAGCCAGCCGGTCCAACTACTCCGCAGGTACTAGCTGCCCTCTACTCCCACGCCAAGGCCGAGGCCGCCTACATCGACCAGCTCGACGAGGAGTACAAGGACTCCCTGGCCGACTACCGCCGGCAGCAGGTCGAGGAGCGAATGGACATGTTGAAGTACCAATTCTCCCGCGCTGCCGGCCCAGACGACGACATCGAGAAGCTGTGTAAGACGTTTGAGGAAGAACACGACAAGGGCATGACGTCCACTGGTCCCGACCAGACCGTGGAGCCTGGCGAAGCTGGGCTCGTCGAGCAGGGACAAATACCTATGGAAAAAGGAAACCTTACCCTAGACCAAACGAAACCAGTCCGAATAAAGTCGTCCAAAAATCTAAAACAAAAAGAACTCTGTAGCCGTTGTCACGCTGCCGAATACGACGAACTTACCAACAAGTGCCCTCGGTGCGGGGCTAGCCAGCTCTATCGGAGATCTAAAGTGAACTTGGATACCGAGCCCGCCGACGGCAGCTACGTCGAGGAGGAAACCAAAGTACAAAAAAGTCTAGGGAACCAGGCACGTACTCTATACGAATCCTGCGCTCGCATGAACGATTCGGACTACCAAAGACAACTAGACTCTCTTAAATCCGCAATGGCCGGAGCTAAGAAGTCCGATATTGACGACGCTTGGAGCGCCCTCGGAGCCGTTGGTCCGGGGAGCAAGGATAAGATTATTCAGAGGATCGAGGCACGTCGGGGGGCTTATCTAAGGTCAAACATGATTGAACTTCAATACAAAAATCAAGAGCAAGTCGAAGACACCTTCGATAAGGCTGCACCCGGCACCGAGGAATGGGCCGAGGAGGAGGCACAGGAGCCTGAACACAAGGCCGAAGATGCTGACGGTATGGCCACGTGTGAGCAGTGCGGTAAGCCTCGACCGAGAGATGCGGACCCTCCTCTTTGTACGTCTTGTCTTGTGGAGAGCGTGAAGAGCGTTGAGGAGAAAGCCGGCGGTATCTGTATGTGCGGCGCTGAGACTGGACCGGAGGACGAGAGCTGCCCAGGCTGCGGAGCAGAAGTGAAGTCTCCAGAAGAAGACCCACGGGACGGATCTGGCGTAGTAGACGATAACCCGCAAACAGAACCAGATCCTCGTACGCCGGTAAAATCAGAGCTTGATTTACAAGAAGAGACCCCACCGCCGATGAAGAACACTGACCCATCGGCCGAGGAGATCCTCGAACGTTACCAGCACCCCAAGAGTAAGAAGTGGGTCACGCGAAAGCACCTGGTCAGCAAGAAGCTGATGCCGTTCCTTAAATACCGTGTGGCTGCCAACGGCAAGAAGTATCTGGTGCGAGCGAAAGAACCAGGTACTTGTGCTCTATGCGGTAAGTTAGGTCCAGTGGATGCGGAAAGTCTTTGTAGAAATTGTGCGGCTTCTGCTCCAAAGTCACTCGACGATTCCGAAGTCAAAGCCCTCACAACCAAGCTCGCCGGTGCCATCGACGACTTGAAGTCGCTGGTTAAAGCCAGTGAAGTTCCTAAGCACCTGAAGCCGGCTCTGAAACATGTTGCGGATACCATCTGGTACGTCGGCAAGGCCTTGACTGACAAAGGCAAGGAGCAGAAGAACGGCGGTAGCGGGAGCGAACTCTCGGACAAGGGGAAGGAACAACGGAACGGTGGGAAGGGTAGCGAACTGAAAGATAAGGGCGAACAACAGGGGAAGACCCTGACGAAGGGCTACCGCAACGGCGACATTAGCTCCGAGGTTCGCCGGAAGTTCGACGAAACCGTCGCCAAACTACGGCGGCACGGATTTCTTACCAACGGCGTAGCGTAAAGGAGTAGGTATGTCGCAGGGAATGACGTTAGCGAGCCTACTCGACGCGATTCAGCACTTTCTCCGCGAGATCGCTCGAAACCCCGAGCAACACGTAGACCAGGAGAAGGGGTTAACCCTGTGGGGGAAACCGGGCGATGACGAGATGCGCACGCTACTGGAGTTGTTCGGGGGTACGCTAAAAATTACGGTCTGCGAACTACCCACCGCAATGCAACAGATCGGTTCGGAGTTAGCCCCGGAGAACGGGTCGAGTCTTAACGTATGGCACCCCGACGAGGAGCAAGCACGTGGCCAACCCGTTAGTCCCGGTACGAACGACTCAGGAGAAAGAAGCGGCCCACGAAGCGAAGATTCTAGAAGTCATTCGCAGCCGACTCCGGGAAGCCCGTCGCTCGCGGTCTACGGGTAAAATGACCGTGGAGATACAATTGATGAA